ACAGCTACTGGATCCAAATATTTTAAAACTATATCTGGTATTTCAGCGGTGGGTAATCCCGCAGGCAACGTCAGTGCTGGTGTTAACGGTTCAGCAGCAGATGTAATAACTGTCAGTGCAGCAAAATTAAAAGGTGTTAGTTACACAAGCACAGCAACAGCAGGGCTTTTAGACTTTTTAACAACTTCCCCAAGTGGAACAAGTGTTATGAAACTAGGTTCAGTTGCTTCAGCTACCGCTACTAGAGATGTTACGATTCCTGAGGAAGGCGCTTCTTTTAGTTCTGGTATTTACCTTCAATACACCGTTTCTACATTTTTAGAAATGACTGTACACCATGCGTAGTTATGGCAACTTCAGGCACTAAAACATTTGCTTTAAGTATAGCAGACACTATTGAAGAAGCGTTTGAGTTAGCAGGATTAGAACTTAGAACAGGTTACGACGCTGAAACAGCTAGAAGATCATTAAACATAATGTTTGCTGATTGGGCTAACCGAGGTGTGAACCTTTGGACAATAGAACAAACTTCAACCAGCTTGACTTCTGGAACCAGTAGTTACACCTTAAACCAGTATGATATTGACGTAGTTTCTGCTATCATACGACAAGTTGTCGGAACGACTACTACGGATTTACAGTTAACTCGTATAGGTCGTTCTGAATACTTAAACATTCCTAATAAATCTGCTACTGGAAGACCTACACAGTTATTTTTAGACAGGCAAACAACTCCAGTCATTAAGCTCTGGCCAACACCAGACAGTGTAGCAACCTATACTTTAATAGCTAACACAATACAAAGAATAGATGACGTAACAGCTTCTAATCAAGATCCTGAAGTTCCTTCTCGGTTTATTCCTTGTATGGTTTCTGGTTTAGCGTACTATATAGCTATGAAGAAAAACCCAGAAAGAGTTATGTTACTAAAACAACAATACGAACAAGATTTTAAACTAGCAGCAGACGAGGACAGAAATAGAGCATCTTTGATGCTAGTTCCTTCTAGGTCTTCTTACTAATGGCATATGCAGTAGGAAAACGCGCACAGGCACAGTGTGATAGATGTGGTTTTGTCTATAAGTATCTAATGTTAAAAACAGAATGGAATGGTTTAAAAACCTGCCTAGAATGTTATGAACCGAAACACCCTCAGTTAAAACCAATCAGAGTACCTGTAGATCCTCAAGCATTAAAACAGCCAAGACCTACAGAAGCGGCACCAACAACAAGTTATGGTATAGTTAGAACAGAAAATACAGTAAACAGCCAAGGTGTGACTGGTCTTTCAATGAATCCAGTACATAATAATACTATTGGTTCTAGTTTTGATATGGATGCTCTAACATCTTCTTTAGGTGTTATAACCGTTAATACAGGATAATATTATGAGTTGGACATATTCTAATCTAAAAACAGCTATACAAGATTACTCTGAAAGCACTGAATCTACTTTTGTCACACATTTGAATGATTTTATAAAATCTTCAGAGGAACGTATTTTAAAAGGCGTTCAAGTAGACGATTTTAGAAAAAATGTTAAAGGTACTGCTACAGCTTCTAACACATACTTAGCCACCCCTACAGATTTTTTAAGCCCATACAGTTTAGCTGTTTTAGACACTGATAGTAACTACAGCTATTTACTTTTTAAACACGTTAGTTTTATTCGAGACTTTACCCCTGCCGAAGCAACTACAGGAACACCTAAGTATTATGCTCAGTTTGACGATGACACTTTCATACTAGCCCCGACTCCGAGCGCGGATCTTGTATTTGAACTTCATTATTTCTACAGACCAACTTCCTTAGTTTCTTCTGGTGACAGTGGGACAACATGGTTATCTACTAATGCACCTAATGCTTTACTATACGGTAGTTTAGTAGAGGCTATGATGTACCTAAAATCCTATGAAACAGTACCTATTTACGAAGCAAGGTTTCAAGAATCACTAGCGCAGTTAAAAAATCTTTCAGAAGGAAACACAACCAGAGATCAATACAGGTACGATGAGATAAGGAGACCGCCTCAAGCATGAGGATAAAAAATCTTGAAGGAAAAGAAATCGCAATTGTCGCTATGGGAGAAAGCCAATTAGATTTTCATTTATCTAAATCACACAGCATAGAATACGACGAAGTTTGGGGTATTAACGCCATGGCTGGGATCACACAGTGCGACCGTACTTTTATGTTAGATCCCCCTAGTCGTTTTTTAGATTCAGACGCTGCTGGAAGTCAAACAGGTATAATGACAAAAATTCTACTAAACAATACTGGACCAATATACACCTGCGAACTAGACTCTAGATGTCCGGGATTAGTAGAATTTCCGTTACTAGAAGTTGTTAAAGAAACAAAATGTTCGTATCTAAATAATACTGTTCCTTTCGCTATAGCGTTTGCTCTGTACAATAAAGTTAAGAAAATAAATTTGTTTGGTATAGATTTTACATACAAAGGTAACTTACATTTTGCAGAGGCAGGTAGAGCTTGTGTGGAGTTTTGGTTAGCTAAGTGTATAGAAAATGGTATGGTTGTGAGTGTTGCTCCTAGGTCTGGTCTACTAGACACAGATGCTGCTATACACGAAAAAATATATGGGTATCATAGACTTAGTGACCCTACAGTTGTTTTGGTTGATGAAGACACAGATGAGTTTTTTACAATGGGATATAATGAATACGTTTCTGTTTTAGAAGAAAAACAAAGAGCAGAGGGTGAAATCATTAGCACTGTCAACACACCGCCAGAAGCAAAAAGGTACTAAACATGATAGAAGTAGACACGGTTGGCGGTATAGGTCTCATAGAAGTTGTTACACAAACAAACAGAGGACACCCCCCTGAATTTTGGGCAGAAAAATGCACAGATCGTATTTGTGGAATATCTGAAAATGCTTCCCCACACATTAGACAACAGGCAGAAGCATATAGACTAGCTATTTACAACACAATACTTTATTATATAAAAGAAAGCATCAATAGTGAAAGATGCACAATGAAAAATATCCTTGCTAGTCAGGGAAATGAAGAATTAGCGAATATTTTACAGGAGCTTAAATAAATGGCTATTACATCAACGTTGACAACTAGCTTTAAGAAAGAACTCTTAGAAGCTAAACATAATTTTCTAGCGTCGGGAGGCAATAGTTTTAAACTAGCCCTGTACACAAGTTCAGCAACAATGGGTGCGGCAACTACCGCCTACGCTACAACTAACCAAGTAACAGGTACGAACTACACAGCAACAGGCGCAGCCTTAACCAATGTGAATCCAACAAGTGGTGGAACAACAGGGTTTACAGATTTTGCTGACTTAACATTCGGGACAGCAACAGTCACAGCTAGAGGGTGTTTAATATATAATGACACTAATGCTGATAGATCTGTAGCCACAATAGATTTTGGTGGAGATAAAACTTCTACGGCAGGAGACTTTACAATAGTTTTTCCTGCAGCAGCAGCGGGCACCGCGATTATAAGAATCGCCTAGCCTTAAATGGCTAATATAACTGGTTGGGGTCGAGGAACGTGGGGACAACTCACGTTTGGAGAACCGTTACCCGTCACTCTTTCTGGTCTAGCGGGAACTTCTGCACTAGGTACAGTTGCAGTAGATGCAGAAGCTAACGTAACTCCATCCTCTTTAGTTGGAACAACAGGAGCACCCGTAGCAGGGGTCAACGCTCAAGCAATAGCTAGTATAGCAGGAGCTGTCGGAACTTTAGGAGCTGTTAATGTTGATGTTGACGGTGAAGCTAATGTAGCTGTTACACTAGGAGCAGCTACGTCCGCTATAGGAACTGCAACAACAGTATCAAATAATAACTTATCTGTCGAACTAGGTACTGCTACTGGTTCAGCTGGAGCAGTCACAACTGATGCAGAAGCAAATGTTGCGGTTACAGGTGTTTCAGCAACCTCTGAATTAGGTGCTGTGTTTGTTTGGAGTTTGATAAACGATAGTCAAACCCCTGATTGGGATTCAGTTTCTGATAGTCAAAATCCAGGTTGGCAAGAAGTCGCTTAACTATTGTATGAAAAGGTAGTATAATCACATAGAGAGAATCAATAAAATCGAGGAAGCAACATGGCTAGTACATATGTAAATGATTTAAGACTCAACGAGATGGCTACTGGTGATGGTAGTGGAACGTGGGGTACTACAACCAATACCAACCTAGAACTAATTGCAGAAGGTCTTAGTTACGGAACTGAGGGCATAACAACTA